CTGTTCTTCCTGTTATTCTCTTTCCACCTCGCTTAACCTTCTTTGCTAAGTCTCCAAATTCGCGACCAATCCGCACGTAGTTTTGCGATCCACGGGGCGGAGTAGTACGGTAAACTCTTTTTATGAACTTATCCTCTTCCTGTATGATCTTTTTTGGCGATGTGTTATCGATCTCTTCCATCAGGGTTTCAATTTCATTGTCAGCTACGATCTCTGCGGTTTTTCGTTCACCATATCCAGGTGTATTCAGCTTCGTTATAAACCCACGACGTGCTTCTGGAATTTCTAATGGTCTCAAGTCAGACTCACTATTATATTTCTTCATATACTCAACATATATTTTATCGCGCTGGATATATTCTTTAAGTTCGATTAATAATACAATTACAAATGGGTCCCTATACGATATGAGGTATTTTTTCCAAAACTATTTTCAGGATCTCAAAAAAGGACATTTATTGTACATAGAAATGTCCAAAACTGGAGTACCTGAAAGAGTTTTCGGAAAAGGTATCCAAAATATATGGTCTGAGACGATAATGCTCTAAATTCGAATGTTTTGGCATTTTTGTTGTGACGATACTTTTTTGGACAATCTTGTGCGTCAAGTTTAGGCATTTTTTATCTTCGTCTAGACTAGACGAAGATGACGAAGCAAAAAATGCCAAAAAATGCCGACAGTATTCCTTGCGAAAAATGTGATGTTATATGCTCATCTCGTATGGAATATATTACGCACATAAACACACCAGAACACAAAATACGAACACCGACGAACCAAAAAATGCCAAAAAATGCCGACGAATTCAAATGCGAAAAATGTGACTTCATATGCTCTAAATATAGCAACTATACGGCTCATATGTCCACACGGAAACACCAAATACGAACATCGACGAACAAAAAATGCCAAAAAATGCCTGAGACGACACGTCGTCTCTATTCTTGCGAATGTGGCAAAGCTTACAGTCACGCCTCGTCTCTGTGGAACCACAAGCAACGGTGTCCACCTTCCATGTGCGAAGACGATGTCGTTGTTGCTACATCTGTTACGACAGCTCCAGTGCTGGACAAAGACAAGGTTATCATCGACCTTCTTCAGCAGAACAACCAGCTTCAGAAACATGTCATTGAGTTGTCCCAGAACGGCAGTACGAACAACAGTCACAACACCATCACGCATACAAACTCGCACAACAAGACATTCAACCTTCAGTTCTTCTTGAACGAGACATGTAAAGATGCCATGAACATCCAGGATTTCATCAAGTCTCTGCAGTTAAGCGTTCAAGATCTGGAAAGCGTCGGCGAGTTGGGATATGCTGAGGGAATATCGCGCATGTTTGTGAAAGGATTGAATGAATTAGAGGTGACAAAGCGACCAATTCATTGTAGCGATTTGAAGCGGGAGGTGATCCATATCAAGGACAAGGACGTGTGGGAGAAAGACACGTCGAGCCAGGACAAGCTGAAGAAGGCAATCAAGGATCTGTCGAACAAGAACATTATGTTGTTTGACGATTGGCAGAGGCAGAATCCGGGTTATGACCAATATGATAGCAAGAAGAACGACATCTATCTCAAGATGATGGTTCAGGCCATGGGTCCGGCAGACGAGGTGGCTGAGCGACGCGATTTCGGCAAAATCGTCCGAACAATCGCCAGGACAACCATTATCGACAAACATCAGATGGATGTCAGCACATGAACACCCAGTTATCCCTTTGTAGCTCTCTTTCTGGTTTTTTTTGACAACTTGTTCTTCCTCTTCTTTTTAATAGTTACATGTTTTACGGATTTCCTACACTTGAATGAACCACGAACCAGCCCCTTTTTGTTGAATATGGATCGTGTACATATACCGATGCCTCGTGCTTCGTTTGCAGGAGAAACCTTTTTGATGCATCTACATAGTTTGTTTGCCAGAACCGACTCAGCCTTTGACTTAATGTGCACAAGCTTCTTGGGTATAGAAATATCATAATACTGAAGTATTTTTAGATAGTCTGTTTTTGTCAAGCTTGTCATGAGGATGAAGTCTTGTTATTATACTACTTCCACAAAAAAATATGAGCCTGATGTATCCTAATATATATTCTCCGTGTATAGAAGTAGGTAAATAGATTATGGCACAAGAACAGACATCAAAGGTGGTAGTTTTCGACCTGGACGAAACGATTGGATATTTTACCGAATTTGGGATATTTTACGACTCGTTGATTAAATATTTGAACGCTGGACAGATCAATCGTGAATGGATATTTGCGAAAACCTTACAGCTGTTTCCCGAAGTCATTCGTCCGAATTTGTTCTCTGTTCTTACATACTTAAAAAAAAAGAAACAAGATGGTATGTGTAGTAAGGTATTGATATATACAAACAACCAGGGGCCCAGAGACTGGGCACATATGATAAAAAGATATATACATAAAAAACTTGACTACATTCTATTCGATTCAATCATTGGTGCGTTCAAGGTGCGTGGGAAAATAGAGGAAGTTTGTCGTACGTCAAACGAGAAGTCAACGACTGACCTGGTACGATGCGCGAAACTTCCGAAAGAAACACACATATGCTTTATAGATGACATCTATCATGAAAATATGGACAATGTATATTACATCAAAGTGAGTCCATATATCCACACCATTTCAATGAATGTCATGGTAAACCGGTTTCTGGAATCAACTGTTTCACATAGATTGGGTATTAAGGTATACACCCAAAATAGATATATTCACTATATGCGAGCAAAAATACACGAGTACAAGTATACATATGTTGTAAAAGAGACACGCTCATATGATAACGACAAAATCGTTACAAAACAGATTATGGTTCTTCTTCAGAACTTTTTTCATTAGATCTTCCTAAGAAGGATGCACCCTTCCTTTTGACTTTATCATTAACCCCAATACCATCACCGCAATCAATCCCAAAAATACGCCGCCGACGATAACATCTGCCATAGTATAGTATAATGTATGTTGTTTTGTGTAGTATCCTCACAGAACAACATATGATTTCATTTATATTTCCTTTTTGTCACTTATAAAGTTCCAATCATGTCGTCAACTCCTGATTGATGTTCTCTGGTAGAACAGATACCCGAGTCCTTTACCCATTTTGAATCTTGGCCGAGATAGTTCACCAAAATAGACTTAGTAATCAGCGTGATCAGGATAAATATACCCGCATGGAAACTCACTTTGCGATCAAGGGGGGTGTATTTGGGCCTCTCAAGATACGGGTTGTATCTATACATGAGAAACAACGCAACATATATCTTAGCGATATAGTCTACTGTGAGAAACCATGCTGGTTTGATAAACGACACTCCAATAATGGCAGAACCATAGAAGATATAGGTGAATAAGATAAACAAGTCAAATACTCTTTCTTGGTGTTTTAACGATGATTGTGAAGAGACCATATGTTATATGTGGACAAAATAATGTTTAGGATAATAAGACGTGTATATGAATGTAATTTTATTCTATACATGGTATATAACAGATGTCCCAACAACCAAACACCACTCAAATGGAGGCACAAATGAATTCTGAAATCTACCAGCGCAATCTTCCGTCCGCACCACTTCAGCCGTATCTGAACGTCCGTCCCGCATCCACGAAGTATTCCATCATGCCGGTTGTTGATCCCCGCAGACAGCTGAACGTCCCTCTTCAAGTAAATCCTACCTACAATATGGGAATGACATTTAACCCAGGCAATGCCACTGCTCCCTGGTCTGGATATGCTTCGCAAGTAAACACGGAGTCGGAGCTAAAAAACCAAATATTCGCCCTTCAACACTGTGATAGGAGCACATATGTGCCACAAAGCACAAGTGATTTGTATATGACTCCTGCCTGTTCTAACACGAAACCTGTCGCGCAGAATCATCCACTGTTGTTTACCAAACAGGAGTTCAGTAAGTGCGATCGAATGCCACAATACAATCACAACACATTGTTCAACACTCCGACGCGCGAGGAAACCCGCATGGCCGGTCTGAAGTAATGTGACGGTCTTCTATTATTCGCGAAGTATCTCATTGTTGTATCGCAAACAATGAGGTATAAAGAAAAATACAAAATACTTATATACTACACTACACCTTTCGTGAATGACATCTACTGATGACGCATTTATTAACGATGTCACATTACAGTATTTGACAAACAAGGAATTCGCATCCAGAGCCAACAAGCACTTGGCTACCACCGATCCGAAAGTCAAGTCGAAGGAAAAGAGGTTTTACAAGAAGCGTATCCTGGGATTGACCAAATGTCTATTGTACGATACGGTTCCGGAGGATTCGGATATCGACGTAGACAAGCTTCCGCCCGATATTTCATTGATGTTTTCAGCCTACTTAAAAATATGCATTGACTATTTTAAGGCGTTAGATAGGACGGATATTTTACAGGGAGAATATGAAGGAATCGCTCCGCGTTCCCCTCCTGTGCACGATATGTCGGATACGCACAATGATTGTCAATTGGAATCCGACGAGAGATTTCTGAAGAGTGTTTATGTACGACCCACCAATACGTTGGACAACTTCGTTCAAAAAACATTGGTTAAGAAGGAGAAGAAGGAGTATCCGCGTAAAAAAAATATCAATCTCGCCGACCCATTGTTGAAGAATAAAGGTGTGAGCAAAAAGAAAAATATAGACACAAAGTATGAAGGGGCAACAGAAACCAAAATCAAAAACAAAGACAACCATAAGGACAAACACAAAAAAAAGGACAAAAACAAGGACAACCGCAAAAACAAGGAAAAGGGCGAGCAAGGACAGGAGGGAGACAAAGAAATTGAGATGTAGTCCCAATCCGAATAACGACACGAAGGACTTTACGTGCTATACAGAGGAAGACCTATACAAGTTGCGGGGTTTGTGGAATATCCGCCACCCAGACGACCCAATTGAAGGCAAGAATATAGCGGATATATGGGGTTCTCTCCAGGACAAACTGAAGAATGTGTGTGACAAGGAATCGTGTTGGTTGAAACAGAGTTTTGTGAACAAGTCCGACCGTAATGATCTGTTACATGCGTTCGCTCCCGTCGCACCAGCAAGCTGGAAGAAAAAACCAAACGAGTGGCTGTCCAGCACGGAAATCATTGATGTGATGCGTCAGTACGAGAAGGCGTACAAGTGCTTTGTCTTCATGGGTCCCAGTCCCATAGATTATGATACGCGAAAACTGTATGGAGAGTGTATATGGCAGGAGCTGTGTCAGTTTAACCTGAAGGAGCAGATTGATCGTGGTAAAAAGAAGATTGGTATTATTTTCAATTTAGATCCCCACTACAAACCTGGATCGCACTGGGTGAGTTTGTTTATCAACGTCAAGAGGAAACAGATTTACTACTTTGACAGCGCCGGCGAACCGATTCCGCCTGGAATTAAGAAGTTTGCGGATGAAGTCACGAAACAAGGAAGTGTGATGGGGGTAAAGTTTAATTTTGATCAGAATTATCCAGTAGAACACCAATATGGAAATACGGAGTGCGGAATTTACTCCCTTTACTTTATCGTGCATATGCTGGAAGACAAGATAAACAGCCATTACCTGAAGACGCATATACTGAAAGACGCGTATATAGAGAAGTTTCGTAAAATATACTTCAACGAAGACAAACTTGTGTGAGTGTGAGTAACCGCCACGAACGGTATAAGAATGTCTCCCGTAGAATACTATACTGTACAGGTCTGTTTCATATGTCAAATATAAAGGAGTT